CAGATGAGCCGGAAGTCGAAATCATCGACGACACCCCGGAGAAAGATCGCGGACGCACCCCCATGGAGGAAGCGCCCAAGGACGTCACAGACGAAGAGTTGGACAAATACACCGACCAGCGTCTGAAAGCACGCCTTGCACATCTGGGCAAGGGCTATCACGAAGAGCGCCGGGCCAAAGAGGCCGCACTGCGTGAGCGTGAAGAGGCTGTGCGGTTGGCCCAAGCCATCGTGGAGGAGAACAAGAAGCTCAAGGGCTCCTTGCATCAAGGCCAAAGCGCGCTGCTGGAGCAGGCCAAAAAGGTGGTGGCCAACGAGCTGAAAGAAGCTCAGAGCAAATTCAAAGCTGCCTACGAAAGTGGCGACTCTGACGCGCTGACTGCCGCGCAAGCGGAAATGACGGCCGTACAGATGAAAGCGGAACGTGTAAATAATTTCCGCCCCGCCCCTTTACAGGAAGAAAAAACTGAGGTACAACCCACACAACAGGTGCAACCAGCGCCGCAGATTGATCCCAGAACCAAAGCGTGGACTGAAAAGAATTCGTGGTTTGGGCCCAACAAGAAAATGACGGCTTATGCGTTAGGCCTTCATGACGAGCTGGTAGCCGAAGGGTTTTCTGCTGGAAGCGACGAATACTTCAAACGTGTCGACGCGGAAATGCGGAACCGCTTTTCAGATGTATTCGAGTCTGAGAAGCCGGGGGATGCTTCTTCTCCTCCGAAAAAGTCGAATGTTGTCGCACCGGCAACGAGGAGTACTGCGCCCCGAAAGGTCGTACTTACCAAATCGCAGGTCGAAATCGCCAAGCGGCTTGGGGTTCCACTGGAGCTCTATGCACGTAAGGTTGCGGAAGAAATGAGGAAATGAACATGACGGAACAAATTCGTACCAAGCGTGAACTCGAAACACGAGCTACCGCAGCGCGCCCTGCAAAATGGGCTCCTGCCCAGCTTCTACCTGACCCCACACCGGAGGCCGGGTACGCTTATCGCTGGATTCGTGTGAGCACCATGAACGCAGATGATCCGCGCAACATTTCCGCCAAACTCCGCGAGGGATGGGAACCCGTGAAGGCGTCTGATCACCCAGAAGTTCAGTTGTTCGGGGAGACCAATGGTCGATTCCCAGACTCAATTTGTGTGGGCGGTCTGCTTCTTTGCAAAACACCTGCTGAGTTTATCGAGCAGCGTAATGCGTATTTCGGCCAGCAGGCTGATTCGCAGATGCAGTCGGTAGACAACGCGTTCATGCGTGAAAATGACCCGCGTATGCCGCTCTACAAGGAGCGCAGCACGAAGGTCACTTTCGGTAAAGGTACTTAACTTTTTTGGAGTCAAACATGACTTATCCTGCTGTTACAGCACCTTATGGCCTCCAGCCTGTCAATCGTATTGACGGCATGCCATACGCTGGTGCAATTCGTCAGATTCCCGTAGCTGCTGGCTTCGGTACTGCCATTTTTGATGGCGATACCGTGCTGATCAACAGCGACGGCGTTCTGGTTAAATCCACTACAACCGACTCCGGCGGCATCGTTGGTGTGTGCGTTGGCGGACAGTACGTGAACTCGAACGGTCAAACCGTTCAAGGTCAGTTCATCCCCGCTCTGGCGTCCACTTCCAGCAACCCTGCTCTGGCTTACGTTGTTGATGACCCAATGGCTTTGTTCAAGGTTGCTGTCGTGACCTCTGGCACCACCATGGGCACCGCTGGCCGTACCGTCGTTGGCTCGAACCTTCCCTTGGTTCTGAACCCCGGCAACACTGCCACTGGTAACTCCGCTTTCGCCGTCACTTTGACTGGCGCTGGCACGACTGCCACCATCCCCGTGCGTGTAATCGACGTGGTTCCTGAAACCGCCACTGGTGCTGACGCATTCCGTGAACTGTTGGTGAAGATCAACACTCACCAGTACAACAACACTACCGGTGTTTAAGGAGTAAATCATGGCTATTTCACGCGCACAACTGCTGAAAGAACTGCTCCCCGGCTTGAACGCTTTGTTCGGCCTTGAGTACGCTAAGTACGGCGAGCAGCACAAGGAAATCTACGAGACCGAGACTTCGGAGCGTAGCTTTGAAGAGGAAACCAAGCTGTCTGGCTTCTCCGCCGCTCCGGTGAAGAACGAAGGCGCTGCCATTGCTTATGACAATGCGCAGGAAGCTTGGACTGCACGTTACACCCACGAAACCATCGCGATGGGCTTCTCCATCACCGAAGAAGCCGTGGAAGATAACTTGTACGACAGCCTCTCCAGCCGCTACACCAAGGCTCTGGCCCGTGGTATGGCTTACACCAAGCAGGTTAAAGCTGCTGCAATCCTGAACACCGGTTTCACCGGCCCCACCTACGGTGACGGCGTGACCTTGTTCTCGACTCAGCACCCTCTGGTGTCTGGTGGCGTCAACAGCAACCGTCCTGCCACAGCAGCTGACCTGAACGAGACTTCGTTGGAAAACGCTGTCATTCAGATCGCAGCTTGGACAGACGAACGCGGCCTGCTGATCGCAGCTAAGCCCAAGAAGCTGGTGGTTCCTCCATCGCTGCAATTCGTTGCAACCCGCTTGTTGGAAACTGATCTCCGCGTTGGCACTGCTGACAACGACATCAACGCCATCAAGAACAACGGTTCCATCCCCGGTGGTTACACAGTCAACAACTTCTTGACTGACACCAACGCTTGGTTCCTGTTGACTGATGTGCCCAACGGTCTGAAGCACTTCGTCCGTTCGCCTCTGGCGAATTCCATGGACGGAGATTTTGACACTGGTAACGTACGTTACAAGGCCCGCGAGCGTTACAGCTTCGGCGTCTCTGACCCACTGGGTGTCTACGGCTCTCCCGGCGCTTAATCCCTCGGGATTATTTGAGAAGGCCCCCTTGTGGGGCCTTTTCTTTTGGGTTATATTGCACCAACCCCGGACTTTCCGGTGTATCTGACGGCTCCGGGCCGACGTCATGCAGACAGATACACCTCAACCGCATGAGGAATACATCATGGCTCAGACTACTTTCCAAGGCCCAGTCCGTTCGTTGGCTGGTTTCATCACTCAAGGCCCAGCCACTGTGGTGAATCTGGCTAACGGTACAAACACCGTGACTCTGGATGTTGCCAACTACGCTGGCAAAACCATCCGCACCAACGACGCTACGCTGGTCATCACGCTGCCCACCATCAACACCTCGGCCAACCCTGTGACTTCTGGCCCCGGCCAAGACCCCAACACAGTGAACAACGTGGGCACCAGCTACACGTTCGTGATTGAGACTGCCGCTACCGCCGTGTCCATCGTGACCAACGGTACTGACAAGTTTGTTGGCTCCATCTTGATGGTCGCTACCGACGCTGCTGGCGCTACAACCGGCTACGCTCCTGCTGCAGCCAACGATGTGATCAACTTAAACGGCACTACCACTGGCGGAGCTGCTGGCTCCGTGATCACTGTGACTGTGGTGGCTGCAAACAAGTACATGGTTACCGGCACTTTGCTGGGTTCTGGCACTGTTGCCACACCATTCGCTGACGCTTAATTGATCTCAGGGGCTTCGGCCCCTGCTTTACAGGAGATTGATTATGGGTATGCAAACTGATGTATTGGCCGGTACGCTTGTTGAAAGCGGGTATGTTTACACGAGTCGCACTCGCGTAAAAGGCATTTCACTAAAAGGCGGCGCAAGTGCTGGCTTGCTGGAACTTTTCAGCACCACAACGGCCCCTGTGGCGGCAACATACGGGCGTTCAGGCACAACCGTCACTGTTACAAAAGTAGCACACGGTCTTGTGACGGGAAATCAGATTGGCTTGTCATTTATTACAGGCACTGGTGGCACTGCAACAGATGGAAATTACGTAGTTACAAGATTGACTGCGGATACTTTTTCCATAACAGACATCAACTCTGGCAGCATTACAGCAGGTGCAGCCTGCAAGTACGCTGATCGCTGGATCATGACGTACCGCACTGTTGCTGGCGACACATTCTTGAACTATTGGCTGTTACCCGGCGAAGGCATCTTGGCTCCGAATGGCGTCTACATGTCCATCAGCAACTTAACTGCGGCTTCGATCTTTTATGGCTGAAGAGACACGCCCTATGGATGTTGCAGGTCGCAAACTGATGGTTGCGATCCCTGCCTACGACGGCAAGTTGAACATCAAAACCTCCTTTGCTTTGGCCGATTTGGTGGTCAAGGCTTCGGCGTATGGTGTTCGGGTGCAACTGTCGCATCTGTCGGGCTGCTCTCTTATCACCAAGGCCAGAAACATTCTGGTTGCCAACTTCTTGGAGTCGGACTGCACGGACTTTTTGTTCGTGGATGCCGACATCGTGGTGGACGCAGAGTCTGTGCTTCGCCTGCTGGCGCTGAGCACTGGCAAAGACATCACAGCCGGGATGTACACCCGCAGGGCTGAGGACCGCAAGTTCTTCTTGGACATCTACATCGACAAGGCCAACACGCTTGAGTTCGACCAGCACGGTTTGTTGCGGGTTGAGAACGTGGCTACAGGCTTCATGATGATCCAGCGGCATGTGCTGGAGAAAATGGTGGCCAACCATCCTGAGTGGACGTACTTCAACGACGTGTACAACCGCAACGAGGCTGCTCTGTTTGACTTTGAACTGGTCAACGGGCAGTACGTTGGTGAGGACTACACGTTCTGCAAGCGTGCACGCGCAGACGGTTTCACGGTCTTTGTTGACCCTGAGATCACCCTGCCACACGTCGGCTCGCAGGAGTACCACCGCAGCTTCAAAGAGGCCGTGCTGATGCCGCTGATCGAGCAGCACTGCACTCCCAAACTGAAAGTCGTCAATGGCTAAGAAAACTCCATCCCTTGCAGTCGGTCGTGGTGAGAAGTTACCTGTCTCCAAGGGAGCCGGGTTGACAGCCAAAGGCCGCGCCAAATACAACGCTGCTACCGGCAGCAACCTCAAAGCCCCGCAACCGCAGGGTGGCAAGCGCAAGGACTCGTTCTGCGCACGCATGTCAGGTATGCCCGGTCCAATGAAAGACGAGAAGGGCAAGCCAACCCGCAAGGCGGCTGCTCTTGCAAGGTGGAAGTGCTGATATGGACTTGCCAGTCTGGAATACCGTTCTGTCGTTTGCTTCTGCGGCGTTGCTGCTTTGGGTAAAGGTCTCACACGATGAGGTCAAGCGCCTGAGTATCTTGCTGAGCAAAACCCGCGAAGAGAACGCTGAAAAGTACGTGACCAAGGCAGATGTGCACAGCGACATCAATCGTGTTCTGGCTCGTTTAGATCGGCTCGAAGGCAAGATCGATGACTTCATGAAGGAGCAGCGAAGTGCCATCAGTTAGCAAAAAACAACACAATTTCATGGCGGCGGTGGCGAATAACCCAGCGTTTGCCAAGAAAGCAGGCGTCCCACAATCCGTGGGCAAAGAGTTCTCCAACGCGGACAAGGGCCGCAAATTTTCCAAAGGTGGCGATATGAAAAACGAAATGATGAGCAAACTCAAAGCACACGCAGCCAAGCCTGCTTCCAAGGCCCACAAAGGTCTGAAGATGGGCGGCTCGGTTGGCACAACCAAGATGGGCGCAGTCAAGACTGCAGCTCCAAGCAAAGACGGCGTTGCCACCAAGGGTAAGACCAAGGGCACAATGATCAAGATGGCTCGCGGCGGTAAGACCTGCTAAGGAGTTGACATGGCCGAAAAAGAAATGAGTCCGGCGGAGCGCGAAGCCCGCCAGATGATTGCCGACAAAAAGGCACAAGAGGCGGCTACCAGAGCGTACAACGCAGCCAGTAAAACGCCACCCGCGCCAGCGCAAACGGTCCGAAAGGCCAAAGGCGGTAGCGTGACTCGTGCTGACGGCTGCGCGACCAAAGGCCACACCAAGGGCAAGATGGTCAAGATGGCCTACGGCGGCAAGGCTTGCTGACATGATGGCCAGTCGCGGTATGGGGGATATCGCCCCCTCAAAGATGCCCAAAGGCGTGAAAAAAGCTCGCCGGGATGACACCGACTTCACGCAATACGCTGAGGGCGGCAAAGTCAATGCGGCTGGCAATTACACCAAGCCCGAGTTGCGCAAGCGAATCGTGAGCCAAGTTAAGGCTGCTGCAACGCAGGGCACCGGAGCTGGCCAGTGGTCGGCTCGCAAGGCCCAGCTTGTGGCCAAGAAGTACAAAGCTGCAGGAGGTGGATATCGTGACTAATCACATGGAAGATTGCGCCGTACATGAAGACGGCCCTTGCACTTGTGGCACGGACGAAGTTCTTGAAGAGCTGGCGTTTGAGGAGGCGGGTTTAACCGCTGAAGATTTCGCATGAAGGCTCCGCAGCAATCCCTCAAAGACTGGGGCGACCAGAAGTGGCGCACCAAGAGTGGAAAGCCGTCTTCAAAAACAGGTGAGCGTTATTTGCCGGAGAAGGCGATAAAATCGCTCAGCCCCGCAGAGTATGCGGCCACCACAAGAGCCAAACGTGCTGGTAAGGCGGCAGGCAAACAGTTTGTGGCCCAGCCCAAAACCATCGCCAAAAAGACAGCGAGCTTCAGATGACCACATCAGGCACCTCAGCGTTCAACATGGACCTCACGGAGATCGTGGAGGAGGCGTTTGAACGCGCTGGTGGTGAGCTGCGCACTGGCTACGATCTGCGTACGGCCAGCCGGTCCTTGAACCTGATGTTCTCGCAGTGGGCCAACAAAGGCCTGAACATGTTCACGTACGAGCAGGGCATGATCAGTCTGATCCCCGGCCAAGCGACGTACAACCTTCCGGCCGACACAGTGGACCTGCTGGAGCACGTCATTCGCACGGGCGCGGGGAACGCGTCAACACAGGCGGACCTGACCATCACCCG